CGCTTTCACTTCTTTGGATGAAAAAGAATGAACAAGATGCCGATGGTTGGATTCATACCGCAAAAGTAGCACCGCGTTGGATGATGCGGGCAAAATCATTTTCAACAATGCGGCATTGGGGCTTGGTTGAATCTGCGCCTAATGATGATAAAGAAAAGAAAGGCGCGGGCGTTTGGCGGCTTACCAACAAGGCGCATAACTTTGTTGGCGGCAAAGTGCGCTTGCCTAAAAAAGCATTTGTTTATAACCGTACCTTAGTGGCATACGGCGACCAAGAAATTTACATCAGCGAATGTTTTGGCAAGCGGTTTAACTATGAAGAAGTTATGTCTGATAGGTTTGACATTAACCAAATACAAAGTTAACTTAGAAACAAAGCGCGTTCATCAATGCGGCGGTTCTGTAGTCCTCTTAGAACTTTGCCGCCCGCCATGCAATATTTCAATAGTTCTTCTGCCGCGCCTTCTTTATCGCCGCGTAATAACTTTTGGCGTAGCGTACTTCTTTGAAGTGTTCCCAAACCAACATTAAAAGCAAAACTGCATAGCCCGTCAAACATACCTTGTGTAAGTGGTACGGGGCAAAACTTTTCCACACCGCGTTCAAATCTATCAAGGTCAAATCTAAGAATTGCATTTACTTCATCCATTGAAAAGATGCGTTCATCTTCAGGGCGTAATGGCAACCCTGCGCGTTCTTCAATTTTAAGTTTGCCATGTTCGGGGTACATCACATGACCAACCCCGATTGTCCAAAGTTTAGCGGGGCATCGATAGGGGCGTTGCCTAACCCCTTCGTGATGCTGAATCATCTTTATGGCTTTGTCGGAAACTTTCATTTTCCAAACGCCCTGCCGCCAAAGTGGAAAGCAATAATAGATGCAAACAATGCTTGCGTATCAGAATCCCAAAGCATTTCGGCAAGTTCTACAAATGTTGCGCCCTGATGCCAACCGTAGGCAAACAAACCTACATCAACAAACAACAACAAGAAAAAGAAACCGTATGTAATGACGGGGCGAACCGATGCGCGTAGGTTACGCATCCATTGCGATGTACCTTCATTCAAAGATATATCGTGCGCGTAGATGGCTTGCATTTCCGCTTGTTGTGCGCCTATCAGGGCTTGCGTAGTGTTTGCCGCAGATTCGGTTGCCAGTTGTTCACTACGGATATGTTCTACGCGTTCTTGCGCTTCAAATCCCAACTTACGCATTTCTAATTCGCGTTCAATTTGCAAACGCGCTAATTGCAGTTCGTGTAATTTGTCGGCTTTATCTTGAAAGAAATCAAGAATCTTGGGTAAGCCGCCCATCAAAAAAGAAATCAAAGTAGAAAGTAAAGTTAGCATAATGTTCCTTAAACAAAAATCTGAAATCTGCGGCGGTTAGTGAACATTTCTAGTTCCAGTTGGTTAACCCGCGCCCGCTTGTTATAAAGTTCTACATCCAATTCGTGATTAACAGTTTCAACTTTATGCGCTTTTATTGCGTTGTCGTAATCTTCTTGTACGCGTTTAACCATCCTATCAAACGCTACAGTTTGTACATCATGCCGCGCTTGCACGGTTGGATACCATTTGCTTGGGATTATCATTTTTTTTCACGCGCAATTGCATCTTTGTAACCATGAATAATTAACGCCCTAGTTTCTGATGAATCTGCCGTACCCGCCCATTCAGCAATGTTGTTCCAAATAACTACATAATCTGATGCTTTGCAATATGGCGCATTATTTTTTAGCCATTGAATCATTTGTTGATGGCGTTCTGATGGATTGTGGATTGTGTAGCCAATGCCGTAAAATTCCCGCACATGGCATCCATCTTTGGCAACCGCACCCGCAATCACCAACACAAATAAAAGTATTAGCCATTTCATTCATCTGCCATATCCGTAGCGGCTAGATTGATTCGCGTTTTAAGTGCGGCTATATCTTCTACTTTATCTTTAAAGCCAATGGCAACATAACCCGCAAACTTACCCATGTCGGGCGGGATGCTACCGCGGCACATAAACTTAACGCCTTGCTTAACACCCCATTCACCAACTTTAGATGATGGGTTAAATTCTTCGCAAGCCACTTCACCGTTTAGCATTGCAACCATTGCCGCGTTTCTATCCGCGCTTGCACTAAACAATGATGTAACCGTTCCTTCTATTTTCTTTTCACGCGTTCCATCGCTATTTAAGGCTAAAACAGTTGTTCGGGAATTGCTTGCTAAGTTTGCTTTGTGAACTAACAAAATAAGCCCGTCAACATCTTTAAGCAATGATTGTGAGGGGGCAATTAAATCTTCTTGCTTTGCCAGTTGCGGCATCTTATCTTGCGTTGTAATCGCCTGTAGGATTACTTGCCGTGAATCCCAAGCAAAGTAACCCGCAAAGAAAAGAAACGATAAAAGAATTACCGTAAACAATTTAAACGGGTTATCAACCCATTCAATCAAGCCAATAATTTTGTCAACATTGGTTTGATTTTTAGGTTCGGGTTTTGGTTCAGGTTTAGATTCAGGCGCGGGCGCGGGTTTAGGTCTAGAACGCTTAACGGCGGCTACCTTTGCAGGGGCTTTAGCGGGTGTTTTAGCGGTTTTCTTAGCCGTGACCATACTAAGCCCTTATTCATTACTTTAAGTGTACCAAAGATGAATAAATAACGCCCGCCATGCCAACAAGCATAGCCCCGCAAGCCTTAATCAATACGCCTTCTAAACGCTTGAGCCGCGCACAAAGCATTTCATAACGCAATGTGCAAACGGCTTCATGGCTATCTAATCTTGATTCAACATCATTGGATGGCATCTTCAGGTGCTTTCATTTGGGCATCCGCTTGTCCTTTAATCTTTACGACCAAGTTCCATGCGCCCGTTTTGGTAGGCAAATCGCCTAACACTTGCAAAATTGCGTTTGCTTCTTCAACGGTCAAAGTTAGTGTAATGTCTTGCATTTTTGTTTCCTAAAAAGATGCCGCTATTAGGGTTAGCGGTTTACCCATAAATATTATGCCAAAGGATTTGCCCAAGGCAAGGGCGGCTGAATAATTGGAGGGTTAATTTGGCTATCAATGTTGGCTTGTATAGCCGCTTCTGTTGTTTCTTTTTCAACGCCATTGGCATAGCACCAACCTAACACCTGTTCTTGCGTCAAATCAGCGTATGGCGTAAATGTGCCATCAGGCATAGGGAATGAGCAAGTTGAATAAATGGTTGCGTTGTAGGTGTCCTGTACGCCATTGCAACGCCAACCCGCGGTAACAACTACATCGGTTAGTGTTCCTTCGGTTGGTTTGCAAGACATCCATTCAATTATCCAAGTTGTTGTAGCAGTCATAATTTACCTTTCAGTTTAAAAATTTGATGATTACCCTGCAATTCTAATTGCGCTATAACTTATTGTTGCCGTACCGCCAGAAAGTTGCGCCGCTTGGAGGTTATACCCAGACATTTGAAAAGCCAAAAGATTTCCACCAACAATCGTAGTTACTTTAGTTGATGTGCCGCCCTGTGTGTTAACAATAACATTGGCTTGATAATTTACTACGTCATCCGCGCTAACCCAAACAGAAACAAGATAACTGGCAATAGTACCGCCAGATGCGCCAAAAAGCGTTACATAAGTGTTAGTAGCCGCCACAACAGAACCCGAAAAAGACCTAAACACCCCTCCAACAATATTTGCATAGTTGCCAACACTTCCTGATGTAGATGTAGTCCCCACCAGCAAGTTTCCCGCAGATGTCAAAAACATTGATACGCTAGGTGTAACAGTACCCGCAACTGCGGCATATTTTAAAAATGCCCAACCGCTATAGTTTTCGCCCATACTAATAGCGTAACCCGCAGTATTGGAATTATCTAGAACAGAACTACCACCATTTATGCCGTTGACGTTTTGCGAAATAAATAAACCGTTGCCGCCTGATAATCCTTGAAATCTAGAGTACCCATAAGCATTGCTAGTTACCAAACCATAAGTGTTTAGCAACCTCATAGTTGTAACACCACTTGAAACATCGTAGGCATCTATTGTGTAAGCAGGGTTAATTCTGTTAAAACCTACATAGTTTGTATTTGCAATTGTCATAGCAGGGTTTGCCGTTTGCCCTGCGTAACTATTTGGGTAGAAGTTAATGCCTACATTGGAATCGCCATCATAATTAAAAATGTGCAAACCACGGGCTTGCCCATCCGTAATGGATGTTCCCGTCATGCCTTTATAGTAATTATTTGTTTGACCTGATACGTTGTAACGTAGCCCAATTGTTGAAGCCCAATTGGTAGTGATTTCATTAGATGCAATGATGCTTGCAGAGTAGTTGTTTAGAGTTGTGCCAATCAATAAATTTGACGCAGTTGTTAGCGTCATTGCTTGAGTCCAAGAAATTACACCGCCTGTTGTTCCTGATGGTGCGCTATACCAAAGGTGTGCGCCAAGTTGCATACTATAGCGACTTGCGGCATTACTATCATAGTAATTAAAAATATTGATATTGCTTGCGTATGCGTTATTAAGTATTTCAGCACGACCATAATAACCATCGCCTACATATGCCGCATAACCATTAGGTTGAAATGCTTTGTATGTTGCACCAAAAGCACTTGGTGCAGAGGCTAAACTTAAATTGCCTGAGTTACTAAGCGTCATTAAACTAGAAGCAGAACTATTTTTCCAAACAAAATTTTGTGAACCATTACCCGCTTGAAAATTCCAATTGCCCGCGTTAATACCGTACCAAGTACCGCCCGAAATGTAACCGTTTACACCCCCTGCGCCCAAATTTAAACCACCGCTATTAATTGTTACTGTACCGCCAGTTCCAACAGTAATTAAAGCGGCATTGGTACTGCCGTTTTGTACTTGGAACGATTGACTGTCGTAATCAAATCCAAATAAAACACTATTTCCCCCGCTACTTCCTGCGCGTATAAATGAACCACCTCCGACATCAAATCCACTTGTGCTTTGCAAACGCAAAAATTCAACTTTATTACTGTTTGCTGATGCAATATGAAGCAAATTAAGTGGATTGCTCAATCCAATACCTACATTGATTCCACTAGCCGTATAAAGGCTTGAGGATGTGGCTCTAAATATTTCTGAGCCAGTAATGTTCCAAATATGACCTGCACCAAAATCTTGCTTATAACTTAATGGTTGTATTGCGCCACGTTGCGTAACCATTTCAAGGCTATAACCATCCGCAGAAAGACCGATATAGTTTCTTGTTGCAGAACCAGTAGTAGCAAAGTTAAGTTTTGCACCAACAGTTCCAAGGTCAAGGTTAGTCCCATCAAAAGTAAGCGCAGAGCCAGTAGCCAATGCACTTGATGAACTTGCATACGCAACGCCATTAGCGGTAAACGATGTAAGCCCTGTGCCGCCGCTTGTCGTTGGCAAAGCAGTACCCGACAAACTAATTGCCAATGTGCCGCTTGTTGTGATGGGTGAACCCGCAATAGACAAGAATGATGGAACACTTGCCGCAACGCTAGTTACTGTACCGCCTGTACCAGTTGCGTTAATCGTAATTGCGCCTGAACCGTTTGTAATAGTTACGCCTGTACCCGCAGTTAATGTTGTGCGTGTAAAGCCTGTACCGTTGCCAATGTCCAATGCGCCATTAGCGGGCGTAGTTGTTAAACCTGTGCCGCCATTAGCAATTGGCAACGTACCCGTTACGCCCGTTGTAAGTGGTAAGCCTGTTGCGTTAGTTAGCGTTACCGATGTAGGCGTACCAAGTAAAGGCGTAACCAATGTTGGGCTTGTAGATAGAACTACCGAACCCGTACCCGTAGAAGTTGTAACGCCCGTACCGCCTGAAGCAACGCCAATTGCGGTAGATGCGGTTAAAGTAGTAAATGCACCCGCCCTAGGCGTTGTACCGCCAATAGCCATATTGTTAATCGTACCCGCGCTAGTTGGGTTAATTTCAACGCTACCGATGCCAGTTGGGTTGATGTGAACGTGGCCCGTACCAGTAGGGCTAATATCAATTTGTGCGTTTGTACCGTTCAGGTTAATTGAACCATCTACAGAACTATTTGTAGAACCGCCAACGCCCCATTGAATAACACTTGTACCGCTTGCATTACGCAATGCACCACCCGCAGAACTTACCGCATCAACAAATGGCGTAGCAACCTTTGTGCTTGCCGTAATCGTTGTGCCGCCTAATGTTGTAAATGCGCCAGTTGTTGCAGTTGTTGCGCCAATGGTTGTACCGTTAATTGAACCGCCTGTGATGGCAACGCTATTTGCGTTTTGGGTTGACATAGTGCCAAGCCCTGATACTTGCGTGTTTGCAATCGCAATGGTTACGTCAGATGCCGCGGTTAGTTGACCTTGACCATTTACTGTAAATGTAGGTACTGCGCTTGCAGTTCCATAAGGCGCGGCGGTAACGGTTGTATTGGCGATTGAAAGGGTGCGGTTGGCGGCTAGGCTACCACCACCAGTTAAACCCGTTCCCGCGCTGATTGTTAGGCTTGTAGGGGGTGCGCCAACATCGGTGTTAGATAAAACAACAACGCCCGTGTAGCCGTTAACGCTTGCCACTTGGTCGGTGTTATCAATTTTTTGCCAAACAGAACCGTTAAAAATTGCCCAATCGCCTACCAACCAATCGGTTACGCCGTTAAGGTTTGTATTGCCCGCAACGGAAACAACGTAATAGTAACCCTTGCTACCAACGCTAGATACAAGCGTAGGCGTATTGGTTGATGCGTTCCATGCGCCTTGGTAACTTACCCCGCCCTGAATACTTGCAGGGATTTGCGACAAGGGAACAGTACCGCCCGCATCTAGCGTAGCAACGCCTAGGGCAACGCCCGCGTTCAATACTGCCGCACTACCCAAGCCAAGATTAGAACGCGCATCAGCGGCGTTAGATGCGCCTGTACCGCCATCAGCAATGGCTAGGTCTGTAATGCCTGTAATGCTTCCACCCGTAATTGTTACGGCATTGGAATTTTGCGTTGACATTGTACCCAAACCCGATACTTGGGTATTTGCAATTGCAATAGGGGTTGCCGCCAATGCGGTTAACTGACCTTGTGCATTTACTGTAGCCGTAAGGGTGTTAGATGCAGAACCATACGCACCCGCCGTTACCGCGGTATTTGCAATAGACAAAGTACGGTTAGCAGATAAATCACCGCCGCCCGATAATCCTGTACCCGCGCTAATTGTGGTTGCGGATGCCGCCGCACCTAAGTTGGTTCTTGCGCCTGATGCGTCACTAGCACCCGTGCCGCCATCAGCAACCGCCAAATCTGTAATGCCAGTAATTGAACCGCCAGTAATCGCAACCGCATTAGCGTTTTGCGTTGACATAGTACCAAGCCCCGAAATTTGGGTATTGGCAATAGCAATAGGCGTATCGGCTAGAACTGTCAATTGACCTTGTGCATTAACCGTTGCCGTTAGTGTTTTAGATGCCGCACCATAAGCCGCCGCGGTAACGCCTGTATTTGTGATGCTGAAACTACGATTAGCGGTAAGGTCGCCACCGCCTGATAAACCAGTTCCCGCGGTCAGGGTTAAGGCTTGGTCAACGGCGTTAAGGTTAGTTCTTGCACCCGCCGCGGTTGTTGCGCCTGTACCGCCGTTGTCTAAATCTAATGTGCCGCTTAATGTAATTGTGCCGCTTGTGGTAACTGGCCCACCGCTAAATGACATACCCGTAGTGCCGCCCGATACATTAACCGATGTAACCGTACCGCCGCCATCCGTTACCCATTCCAAACCCGTAGCCGTACCATCTAAACCAAGGCGTTTGTTTGCGTTGCCTGTATAAGATGGCAATAGATTAACCATTGCACCCGCCGCGGTGCTTGAACCAGTACCGCCATCAGCAACCGCTAAATCGGTAATGCCTGTAATAGTGCCGCCCGTAATAGCAACGCTACTTGCATTTTGCGTAGCGATAGTACCCAAGCCTAAATTGGTACGCGCACCGCTTGCGGTAGTTGCGCCCGTGCCGCCTAAGTTAACGGGAACGGTAGTTAAACTAATTGTTGACCCTGCAACAACAATAGGGGCTTGACCAACATATTGAATTGTTCCAACTGGCCCAACCGTTTCCGTAGTGCCATCAGAAAATGTAAAAACAAGGTACAACGAACCATCAATAACAACGGGTTCAACATCGGTTACGCCCCGACCCGCGACACCGCGGTCAATGCGAACAATAAGGTTGTTACCATCAACTACGACAACTTTAGAAATAGCCATTTTCAAATCCCCTTAAAGTACAGTAACACCATCCGAACGAACCAAGAACATCAAAAATATGATGTTATCTTCGGCGGGCGTTGGGGAGTTAGCGGCAAATGCAATCTTGATTTTTCCCGTAAAGCAAACGGGGTTTTGTTCATCAATTTTTAGTTGTGGGTCAGAGTTAATTAGACCCCAAGCGGTGTCATCAATTACCAATGTAAAAGAACCCGCGGCGTTAACTTTGTTGCTAATTGTTAGGTTGATAGCGGTAGGAACGGGCGTATAGTTGGCTACATCAAACGATAGCCCATTGCGGGTATCAATCAAGTTTGAAATTTGCCTACGCGCAATATCCGCGGTAATGGTTGCCGTAGATAGGTTAACTGGCAAACCCGCAGAATCAAGAATCGTTAGATTCCAATACCATTTTTGGTTATAGACAAGTTCGCCCGTAATCAGGGGATTATCAAATCCGCTTACTTGCGTGATGACATTTTTAGAAAATAAAGCCATGTTTAGCGTTCCCTATACATAGGTCGAACATCCGCGTACCCGCGGGGGAATATGTCTTGTAGTGTCGTTATCTTATCAAGATTGTTTTAATAAATCAATGAAATACCATAAATCTTGATTGCGATAAGTGCCATCAGGTTTATTGGGGTAGTTTGCCGTAGGCGCACCGTTTAATGCAATGTAATTTGCGCCTTCAATTACATAAGTTCTGTATTGTTGCGGCACAATGAATTCGCCCGCTGAATCCGTTTGCCCAACAACAACGCTAACTGTTTGGTTTGGTACTTCTTCAATAGTTCTAATATCTTCAAAGATTGTTTCGGCAGGAATGTTAATTTCTCTTGGCATATTTAACCTTTCAATTGTGCTTCTAATGCTTCAACTTTTGCGGATAGTTCTTGTATGGCTTTTGCAAAAACCGCAATGTACGATGGGTAGTGAATTGTTTTAAATCCTGTTTCATCGCCAACTTTATAAGTTGGTTCGTAATATACAAGCGATGACCCAAGGTCGATAATTTCTTCTACTTCATCAGCAATAAATCCGTAACCTTTTTGGTGCTTGGGGTCGGCTTTTAGTTTGTATGATACGGGGCGCAATTGTTTAACAAAAGCCAAGCCTAAATCGCTATCGGCAATTTCTTCTTTTAAACGTATATCAGACGGGCTAAATGTTTGAACTTCAATGGTTACGATGTTGCTAGTTCCTGAAGTTCCAACATACGCGCCAACAATGCCTGTAGCCGATGAACCTAAAATGTTTAATCCTGAACCGCCCGCGTTTGCCGTACCCGAATTGGTTGGGAAAATCCTAGCCCATGATGATGCCGTAACACCGCCAAGCGCGTTTGAATCTGTCGCGGTGCTACCCGTCAACATAAAATTACTTGCCGTATAGCCTTGCAAATAATTAGCATTAAGGTTTGTAACTACCGTACTGTTATCAATGCCAAATTGACCTGAACAGTAAAGTCCGTAATTACCCGAATTAGCGGCATAAACTGCCGCGCCGTTTGTGCTTGTTCCATAACCAATTGCAAGAACAGAATTTCTTGTTGAGCCTGTACTATTTGCTACTGATGTTATGCCGTGACCATTTCCATTATTGTTAACATTAAAAGCATTTCCACCAAAGCCCGCGGCATTTGTTACCGATAAAGCACCAATGCCCAATGTGTTACTTGCACCTGAAATTTGTACGTTTGTATAAAGCCCTGCAACACCCGCAACGCGAAAAACTGTATTGCCAAGGGAATCGTAAACTTTTAAATATTCTGAAGCGGATTCGCCCAAAATAATGCGGCTACCTGAAACCGCAGATTCAACCGTACCCCTAAAAATGCCGCGGTTAAAGTAGGCATCACCAGTTGATTGCTGAATGTAGTAACCCGTTGTGCCGTAAGTTCCTGTAGAACCGTAAGTAGGCGGGTTAGAACCATTCCAATTGTCCGAACGAATGTCTTGAAATATGCTTGCCGCCACTGGCCCTGTCCATGCGGTCGTACCCGCCGCTACGCCATCAATCGTTACCGCGTTACTGTTATACCTACCTTGGATGTACCACATCACTTGACCAACCGACACCGCGGGGGCAGTCAATGACCAACCGCTAGGGGCGGTAGCACCGCTTGTAGGCGTTGTAAATGTTGGGGTAGCACTAGATTGGCTTTGAACTAAATAAGCGGTTAGCGCGGTTAATCCGTTTGTTCCCGCAGGGCCAGTAGCCCCCGTTGGCGACCAAACAAAAGCCGCACTATTTGCGCTTCTTTGTGATGATGCAATTTCATTGCCTACCGTGTAAGTAAAGTAAAAAGTTCCCGCGGGCAATACTTGATTTGCAAATGTGTAATTTGTACTGTTTGTAACGGGCGTATTGTTTGGCGATGATGCACTATCTAAAACTTTCCACGCCAATGGGTCAGATGGATTTATTGAATAAAACAAAGTTCCAAAGGTTACGCGACCCGTTGCGGGGATTGATACTTGCACATCAAAACTAGGTACTGCATCGCTTGGGCGTGATGCTATAACCGTAGGTGCGCTTAATGCAGAAAAGAAAACGGGCGATGCCAAATCGCTATTAGGTACGGGCGTAAATTGCGTTATGTCTTGGTCATCATAAACTTGCGAGTTGTATTCGCTAAGTTCTAAACGCGCACCTAAATTACCATCGGGCAATGATGCTTCGTTAACTTTCATTACGCGGAATAATTTGGCGTTCCAACCGTAATCAGAATTTGTAACGCTGACTACATTTCCCGCATCAACTTGGATGCCGTAATATGTTGTGCTAAAAGAAACAATTAAATCTTCGCGGGCTTGTTCAAGCAAACGGTTAGCAAGGTAATGTGCTTGCACCGAATCGTTAACCAAATCGTAAGTAATTGAATACTTGTTAACGGGTTCGTTGGGATACAGTAAACCGCTAGGCGTTTCAATGTTTACAAATGCGGCTTGGTCGCGGTTTTCTTTAAACGGAAATCGCGCTTCAACTTGGTTAATTGAACTTGTAATGTCGGTTGCGCTAACGCGGATTTCGCCAATGATGTTGTTATCGTTAAACGCATACGCCGTAGATTCGGCTTTGTTAATTACGATTGACCATTGACCCAACGCCGCGTTGTAGGTCATCCAAGAATCACAAGCAGAAACGATGCGGTCAATGTTACTTAATACTGATTGCCCTGCATCTAATACACCGTTGATGCGGTAACGCGGTTGCGTAGATGGGTTGCCACTACTATTTGTAAATGTTATTGTTTGGTCGCCATATACATTTAATGCCGTTGCGCTTGCGCTATCTACAAACGCCGCATCGATTGCACCGCCGTAAACAGAATTTGTAATGTAGTCATACCAAACATCACCCGCTTTGGCTACGCCTGTTCCATTTAGCGTATGCGCTACCTTAAATGTAATTGGTTGTAGTTGTGTCGTATCAGCATCGCGGTTGTAAATTAGTTTGACAATAGCAAAGCCCAAACTATTCATTTGCCTTGTGCCTGTCCATCTTTGTGCCGCCGCAATATCGCTACCGCCCATTACCGTGCTAGGTGCTGATGCACCGTTTGTAGATGTAATAGTACCGCCCGCGGTAGATGTATAAAGGTTGATGTAAAGGTTGCCGCTAATCTTTGTATCTACATTTCCCGCTTCATCTGTAAGGCTAACAACTTTAGTTAAATCCGTTGCATCAAAAGTAATTTTTCTATCACCGTAATACATATCGGTTCTATCAAAAGTAAATTGCCCATTGGGGCTAATACTTGAAATAGCCAAAACGTAATACATCGTTTTTTGGTCGGTAGTCAAAACCGCATCTACGAATGTGCCGCCCATGTAGGCGTTGCCATACACAATAGGAATAGCATTAACCGCGCTTGGCGGTACTTGTTGCCTTACGCCCATGTCTTGCTGAGTTTCGGGATTGTCGGCAAAGACGCGGGTAACAACAAAAGAAACGGCAAAATTAACGGCAAAAGTTGCCATTGCCGTAGAAAAGCCAATTAACTCTAAACCCGCAATTAAAGTTGCAACCATTTTTCTATTCCCTAACAAAAGTTGCGCCAAGGGCTTTGTAGCCTCTGCGCGTGTAGTCAATTAACGGGCCGTTAGCGGAAATTGATGTACAAACAAAATCTACATCACCCGCTTTTAGCATCGCCTTTGCGCGTTCATCAAACGCTTTCCACAATCTGCCGCCAACCGTTCCGTTGCGATGTTCGGGTTCTACCCACCAAAGCAATTCGTTTAATTCTTTTACTTTGGGCGACCAAATGTTAGAAGTTTTGTAAGCCACAATCGCGCCGCGCAAATGCGAATCCACATAAATGAACCCACGCCCTTGAATGATGCTAAACAATAGTTCTTCAACATACCTAGGAAAGTGATTACACGGTTCGCCAAGTTTTTTAATAGGGTTTTCATAAGCGTAAGCCTCCACAATTTCTAACAATCTTGGTATGTCATATCTTGTTGCATTTCGAATCATGGGCCACTTCCGTTAGTATCCATAGTAGTTGTTGTTTCGCTTGCCTGTGTATTGGTCATTGGGGGTGAGCCAAAATCAAAAAATGTGTTTGAAATTTCACTTACGCGGTTCATTGATGTATCACCGCTATAAATAAATTGCCAGTTGTTTTGGTTTGTCTTAACGCCCGACAATCTGTTCTCTAAAACACGCCGCATTGATGAACAAGAAATAGAACAAGTTGCAATCCGTGTACGCGCTTCAGAATTAAAATCTTCTGTAATGGAAACGCTATTGATGATGCCTTGATAGCGTTTAAAGAATTGGGTTGTAGGTGTAGTAATGATTTGGTTGTTACTGTCAAAGAAGCCGCGCCATACTTCTACCAATGAACCTTTAATGTCGCTACTAAGAATCAATGCCACATTTGTTGGGTTGATGCCCGTCAATTGAATGGTCATGTCATCCGATGTAGCCTTAATATCGCGCTGAACATCGCCAACGCTAAGTAGCGCACCAAGGTTTGAAAAGGTAATGCCGCCAACCGTGATAGGTGCGGCGGCGTTGCAGAATGTGTAAACAGTTCCCGCATTGCCAACGGTAAGTTTTACAAATTCCGCATGGTTGATTTGATAACCAGTTACCGCGTTAATTGTTGTCATACGATGTATTCTCTAAAAACAAATGGCGAATCCCATTGCACAAATGCGCCATCCGTCATTGGGTTTAATGTATATGTTGGGCATGATTCTGCAACAACATTAAATGTGCAAGCAGTTCCTAAGAAAACAGTTGTACCCGATGATGGCGTACCAATTAAAGGGCGATGTATGCCTACCGATGAACCCGCGCTATCTGCGGTAATTTTGTAAACATAGCCGCCAACCATAATGAAATCGCCCGCTTTAAATGTGCCGTTAGAAGTTAGCGCAAGTGTTTGCGTATTTGCCGCGGGTGTACCGTTTAGGGTTGCCGCCGTAGCAGTTCCGCGCATCTTTACAAACCATTGTAGATTTGTACTTGCAAAACTAATCTGTTCAGGTAATTGTCTATCAAGGTTATCAATGGTTTGGATAATATCTCGAACTTGCGGATAGTAAAGATAGGCATGGGGTTGGATGGTAAACACCCAAGGCACGGCGGTTAAGTATTGCGCTACGGTGATATAACCCGAACGCGCTACTTGTTGTCCAACCATACGGCGGTTGTTTACCGTCATGGATTGTTGGATTGAGAATATTGTTTGGAAACTCATGCCCGACCCCTATTCACCGCCAACGATTTATTGGCGTACTGATTTGCCGCCCAAATCGCGTTAGAACTACCATATAGGCGTTCTTCAAACGATTTGGTATCAATGGCGTTAATGTAGTTGTTTGTAACGCTTGTAGAGCCGCCCATGCCGCCTAACGCATGGTTTGGAATGATTGTCCCTGCGGTGCGGGGTACAAAGATTTCAGGGCCGCGTTCACCAACAATTGCGGGTTGTCCTACGGCGGGGCTACCACCATCAGCATACCCTGCAAATCCCATTACCGCGGCGGGTTGGTACGGGTTTGATTTCATGCCAAACATAGACCCAAACAAAGAACTTAAAAAGCCCGATGCCGCGGCTTTCATTTGCATTGCCAACATATCTTGAATAATGCTACGCGCCAAATCTTTAAAACCAATCTTGCCTGTTTTAACAAAACGGTCAATAGCAGATTCCATATTTCCCAAAACTGATTCAAATGCTTTTGCGCCAACTTCTAATTCTGTTGGCATATCACGCAAGAACTTTTGCATTGATTTGCCAAAGCCTTGTTCAAATGAACCTTGCCGTTGCGCTAATGCCGCGTTGTATTGCGCTTGAACATATTTATTGCTTGCTTCTGTAAGTTGATTTTGTTGTTGAATTAAATAATATTTGGCTTCAACTTCTAAATCATTGTTGTGATTTATTTCTTTAATTGCATCTAACCTTTGTTGGTCAAGCAAATAAAGTTCTTTATTTAATTGTATTTCTTCGGGTCGCAAATCTTTTGTTTGTTGTTCAATTTGAAATAGCCCGTTTTTAATTCGCAAGGCTTTTTCTTCATTTTCAATTCGTTTAATTGAATCTGTAAACGCGCTATTTTCTTTACCCGCAACATCTAATAAAATTTTATCTAAACGCTGAAGTTCGTGAAAATACTTTTGTAATGCGCGTAGGCGTTCGCGTTCTGCGCGTTCCGCTTCAGGGTCGCGGGCTTTAGTTACTTTTCTTCCCGCTACTGATGGCGAACCTTTTGTTTCGGGTGCGGTAGGATTAAAAATTTCATTAGTAAATGTATCTAATTTAGCCCTGTCGCGTTCTGCGCGTTCTGTTGCTTCTTTATAGATTCTTCCAATTTCGGCAAAATCACCGCGAAACAAAGCCATTGCCGCTTTACCAATTGCGGAAAAATCTTCTATTAGTGTTTTAATAATAAAAGAAACATGACCCGCCGCCAATGCAACGGTTTCAAAAGCGGCTTTAAAAATTACGCCAAATGTGTTGCCTTCTTTATTTAGGCTTTTTAAATAATCCATTGTGGTTACAAGTTTTGGCCCTAACTCCGTAGCCAAAGTAACCATGTAATCACGCGTTCTTTGCCCCAATATGTCGTACACATCTGCGGCTTGTTGAATTGCTTGTTCTTGTTCTTTTGTAACCGTATTGGCTTTTGCCATATCTTCGGCAAGGGCAACAAAATCTACACCTTTGGCGGCTTTGCCAAAAACCTCCATTCCCTTTGCATTACGGGTAATGGAATCTTGCATTGTTCCAAGATTTTTAACTACTTTATTTAATAGTTCTTCTTCGGAAAGTTTGCCCAAATCTTGTAGGCTTACGCCCAACATAGTTGTAGTTTTTTGCGCTTGTAAAGAACCTCCCGCGGCTTCATCAATAAACTTTGTAAACGATGATAAAAGTTTACCTGAATCACCCGCTTTGCCGCCCGCATTGGCTAAAGCATTGGAAAGTTTAAGAACCGTTCCAATAGCAACATCATTGGCTTTGGCTACATCGGCTAAATCATCGGCGTATTGAAGTGCGGCGGCACTAGCGGCAACCAATGCGGTTGCGCCTATCTTTCCAAACCTTTCTGCGGTTTGGCTAAATTGTTCAAGTTTCTTACCCGCGTTTTCAATACCTTTATTGAATTCTGCGGTATCAAGCCCTAGCACTACGCCAAGGCGGGCAATCATATTAGCCATCTTTTACCCCAAACAATGTTTTATCAAATCCTTGCGCCTGTTGCATAAATGCTAAAAGGCTATTATTTACTGCCGCTTTTTTATGTTCATCACTTAAAGGCGGGTAGATGTAATCATACGCACTACCCAAAATGTTGGCTAGTTTATATGGGGGCGAATTTGCCGTTCTCATGTAATTAAACACCCCGTTAGTCAGGGTCGCCAATTGCGTAAGAACTCCGTAATTTCCAATCATTCCATCGGCATACATTGTTTGAATGTTTGCCAAAGTTACATCATCTAATTCGGCTATTGTTTCTAGGGTATGCCCGTTGAAAATCATTGCGGCTAGGCATTGGCTTTTCAACGAGCCTATTAGTTTCCCCGCGCTTCCCTGTAGGTTGGGCTAATTACTTCGCCAATCTTTTCTACAATTTGCATCTGCACGGAAATAGGGAATTCTTCTTCAATATCCGCGTAGGTTAAATCATCAAGGGTTACGCCTTCCATTTCAGGAACAAGTAACTTAAAGAATTCAGTAATTCGCGCTTCGGTAATGGCTTTGTTTTTAGCGGCTTCGCGCATAGAACGACCATCTACCAAAATGTCATCATCGGTAAATTTAAATTCTTCGGTTTGATTGTTTTCAAATTGTCTCAATGGTGCGGTAATTTCTTGGTAGATTTTCTCTATTATTTCTTCGGCGGGGTCAGAAACCTTTTTATAGATTTCATCCGATTCAGCAACCAAAGGGATGCGTACTTTAAAAGTATGCCCACCTAATTCAAATGAACGGATTAAAAGGTTCTTTCTATTTGCTTGGTACTTATCCCCAAACGCTGAACTAAATTTTGTCATTTATTTTTCATCCTGTATTGATTTATTCGCCTACCTAAAATTTCCCCTAGCCGCTTGGCGGTTTGTTGGCTTTGGGATT